TAGACAAGTACATGGGAGATTGTATCATGGCGTTTTGGAACGCACCTCTAGATTGTGAGAATCATGCAGAGATGGCTGTCAAGACTTCCATAGAATGTGCAGATGAAACTGAGAAGATGAAAGTAGAGTTTAAGGAAAAGGGATTACCAGATATCAATATAGGTTCTGGAGTGAATACTGGTGAATGTATAGTTGGTAACATGGGTTCTACCACACGTTTTGATTATTCTGTTATTGGTGATGCAGTTAACTTGGCTGCAAGACTAGAGGCACAGACAAGAAACTATCCAAATTGTACTACATTATATTCACAGTACACTAAAGACTTAATTGATATACCTAGTGAAGAATTAGACAGAATTAAGGTTAAGGGTAAAGAAGAATTGATAACAATTTATCAACCAAAATAAAACCCTTGACAAACCCCTAAATATTTGTTACTATAATATATAGATAAAAGAAAGAGGTTTACATGGACTCATATACACATACAGTAATAGCTGCAATATCAATATACTTCGCATGGAAGATTGGTAGAGTTGGTCATAAAAATAGTTTAATTGAACAAATAGCTGGAGATACACTAAATCGTCTTGAAAGAGGTGGTATGGTTAAATATATTATTAAAAATGGCGAAAAGATTTATCAGAGGGTTATTTGAATTATCGTAAAATTGGTTTATACACCACACTAATCAGTAGTCTTGCATTTCAAGCACACAGTCAATGTTTTTATAAAAGTGATGACAATCTTGCATATGTAGGACACATAGAATCTACCAAAATAGAATCTAAAAAAGTCTTTCCTTATGTAGACGATACTCGAAAGTGTCGTATTACACTTCAATCAAGAATAGAAGGTCAATGGTATCCTGCTAATGCAGAATATGTCTTTGGGCCTGATATGTCCGAATCAGATGCATGTCGGCAAGCAGAGACTCGTGCAAAACGAAAAATTATGAATGAAATATTACCAGAAACTATGGATAGTCAAAGAAATTTAGATTGTGACTTGACAACGGTGAAGAATTCGTGTAAAGTAATTTATATGAATGTATTGATGCCTGTTATAGGCGAACAAAAAGTGAGAATGGAGACGTGTGAATAATGTCAGATAATACAGAAGAAAAAATTGAGGTAAAAGAACTTAAAGATACAATTGGTTTTTTAGAAAATGATATAGAGGAACTTGAAGATAAAGTTAATGATTTAGAAGAACAATGTGCTAAATTTGAAAGGTTTATGGAGCCGTGTGCGATAAGTGCTGAACAACTTTGGAAAGTAGTTTTTGAAGATATTTTAAAACAACCAGTTCCAAACGGTGAAAATTTAAGGGATTACATATAATGTTTAAAATAATATTTGGAATTATGATAGGCTGGATTGCCTGTGATATGAATGCTGGAAGTGCAATAAAAGATACTTTTATAAATTCTGGTGCAAAAGAAATAGTCATTGAAAAAATTGAGGAGATTAAATAATGATAAAATATGGAGTAATAAGTGCATCAGCACTTATAATTGGATTGAGTGCGTGTACTGACAAAGATGCACCAAGTCTAATAGATTCAGCTGAGGTTGAATACAAAACACAAAAAGTTGTTGCTGGAGTAAACCTTGTTCCAGATTGGTTCAAAGAAATGCCAGAACATGATAGAAATATCTATTCTGCTGGTACTGCAACTGCACCAGACATACAACTTGCAATAGACGTTGCAACACTTAATGCAAAGACAGTTCTTGCAGATAGGATTAACGGTAAGTTAGATTCTATGACAAAATCATTTGTTGCAAAGATTGGTCAATCTGATATTGACACAAGTGTTCTAACAGAGATAGAAACAGTTACTAAAAATGTAATTGCATCTGTTGATGTTGCTGGATATACTCAAATAAAACTTGATGTATTACCTGCTGGTACACAGTATCGTGCATTTGTATTATTAGAGTATTCTGATTTAGAAGCAACTAAGATTATGATGAATAGACTAAGAAAAGATAGAATGGTATATTCTAGAATTCGTTCAACAAAAGCTTGGGAAGAACTTGAAAAAGAAGTTCAAGATAATTTAAATGAAGAACAAGCACAATCAGTAGTTAATATTGAAAGTGTTATAAACTCTAAACCAACAGAACAAGGTGGTAATGAAACACCTACTGAGTAGTTTAATATTAACAATATCACTAAGTGGTTGCATTACTAGTGGACTACCTAGTGGTATTGCAAACAATGGTTGTGGTAACAATTGTCAATCTAAAGATTATTATCTGCCAGGCAAAGGTGTCTGGGCTGATGATAAACCAATGTCAAAAGCAAAGATAGGTGGTGGTATCGGTACATTAGGTGCAATTTTACTTACACATAGTAGTGGTGACCCATTACTCATAAGTGCAGCTGCAGTTGCTGGATTAGTTTTAGGTTATCATGTTGGTGATACATTTGATAAGATAGATGAAATGTATGCAACAATGTTACTTTCACAATCTTTAGATAGTAATAATAATTTTCAATCGTCCAGTTGGAAACACCCACAAAAAAATATTGCTGTAAATGCAATGCCTCTTACAAGTGAGGGTGAGTGTAGAGAGTTTGTAACATCAATACAAATAAATAAAGAATTAAAACAAATGCGTGGAACTGCGTGTAAGATAAATAACGAATGGCAACTAAAGGAGATATATTAGTTTGAAATATAATAAACAACATAATGACAAAAACAAACCTTTTAAAAAGAAATTTGAAAGAGGAGAACGTCCAAAACAAGGACTATGTGTAGAAGTTCGTGGTGATGATATTGCAAAAGCATTACGAATATTAAAGAAACGTATGCAGAATGAAGGCGTCTTTAATGAGATGCGAGAACGAGTATCATTTCAAACCAGAAGTGAAAAGAAAAGACTTGCAAAGGCTGCTGGTAGGAGAAGGTGGTTGAAAGATAGAGAAAAAGAAATAGAAACTAGAGGTTACTAATGTCAGAAGAATGGACAGAAAAAAATATTAAACGTCCTAAGAAACGTAAACCTATGACTGAGGAACAAAGACAGGCAGCCGCAGAAAGACTTGCAAAAGCAAGAGCTGCAAAAGGCCCTATTGAATATAAAAATATTCATCCAAAAGTTGTTGCGTTACCAGATGAACACCCATTTTCTTATATGAAAATAAAAGAATGGATGAAACACAACAGAGAACTGGCAAGTTCACTTCGTAGTGATATTAGAAGAAATATAAATGGTTCAATTGCTAAACTTGCAAGTGTAAATGGATATCTCAAGATAATGTCACATTATTTAAAACATAATGATTGGACAGGAAATTATTATGGTAAAGATGAACACATGAGGGTAAGATGGAAGACGATAGCACCAAAGCAACAGTAATAAAAGGGCCATGGAAAAAACAATCTAAGAAGAAAATAGTTAAAGTTCCAGAAGACCCAGTACATACTCAATTGCAAGAAGATTTATTATTTGCTGAAGACTTAACTGAACACCTTATGGTGCAGATGATTCATACAATGGGAGAGAATGGGTTTCAACTTAAAGACCCTAATTTTATTCGTGATATTGGATTTATAAGTGAATGCTGTAAAAGTTTAATTTTTAAAGATATAGGACTTAAACACCCATTACATCATATTATGGGAAATCTTATGGACAAAACAAAAGGTTCGTTCATTCAATTTACAGAAAAAGAGTTGCGAGAAATGATTGGAGAAGATGATGGCAGTACGGACAAATAGAAGCGTGGCCAAGACCAAGCGAGTAGGAGTTGTTGGTAATAACCAAATAGAATTAAATTGGAAACAACCTTTTAGTACAACAATATTAGAATCAAAAGTACCACAAAAATTTCTTGATATCATTAATGGTATTGGTGATACAGTTCTATCAGATGATGGCTTATCTAAGAAGTGGGATTTTTCAGATAGTCTTGTAGGTAAAGTATCCAAAGAGGTTGCGATACCAATGTATAACAAAGAAGATTCTGCATATGCTCTATCAGTAATAAGAAAGTATTGTCAAGAATATCTAAAACAAATGCAAGAATGGAATAGGTCATATGAATGGAACAAAGCATCTGGTGGTGTAACACCAAAAGAAGAAGATATTCATGTTGCCCAGAGTTGGATTGTGAGTCAATATAAAAATGAATACAACCCATGGCATAAACATAGTGGTCATTTCTCTGGTGTAATATATTTAAAGTTACCAGATGGTATGGAAAACCATTTTGTAGAAGAAACGAAAGACCATTATCCATCAAGTGGATTAATTGAATTTGGATATGGAGAGGCTCAAGACATGAGAAGTGATACTCTTATGTGTAAACCAGAAGTAGGAATGATGTTACTATTTCCTTCTTACTTAAAACATACTGTATACCCATTTTACTGTGATGGTGAAAGAAGGTCAATGAGTTTTAACGCCTATTGGAAAGCACCAAGTAAGGAAAACAAGTGATAATAATTGATATGAATCAAATCTCAGTAGCAAGTCTAATGATGCATTTGAATATGACTAAACAAAAAACAGTTGATGAGGATATGGTAAGACACATGATTCTTAATTCTGTTCGTTTATATAGAAATATGTTTAAAGAGAAGTATGGAGAAGTAGTACTTACATATGACTCAAGACACTATTGGAGAAGAGATTTCTTCCCTCAATATAAAGCTAGTCGTAGAAAAAGTAGAGAGAAAGATACAAAAGATTGGGATAACATCTTTGGTGCTTTAAATAAGATTAAGGCTGAGTTCAAAGAGAATCTACCATACAAATACCTAGAGGTATATGGTGCAGAGGCAGATGATATTATTGGAACACTATGTAAAAAAGAGAGTGAACCAATCATGATTGTATCTGGTGATAAAGATTTCATACAATTACACAAATACAATAATGTGCATCAATACAGCCCTATTGTAAAGAAACACATAACTGGACATAATCCAGACACCTATATAAGAACACACATACTAAAAGGTGATACGAGTGATGGAGTTCCAAATGTACTGTCTGGTGATGATACATTTACAGAAGGATTACGTCAAAAACCTTTGGGAAAGAAAAAGATAGAGATTTGGTTGGAGTCTATGGAAAGTATGCCAGATGAAACCAAAAGAAACTATCAGAGGAATGAGAAGTTAATTAACTTAGATAAGATACCAGAAGAACTAGAAGGTCAAATTTTATCTGAGATAGATGCAGCTCCTCATGGAGATAGAAGTAAATTACTTAATTATTTTATAAAAAACAGATTAAAAGAACTAACTGAATCGATAGGAGATTTTTAAATGAGTGGCACGTTATTATTATCAGAGATACTTGACAAAGTACACAAGGCAAAAACAAAAACACAAAAGGTAAACATACTGAGGGAGTATAATTCAGAATCTCTTCGTATGATAATCAAAGCATCTTTTGACCCAAAGATTGAATGGGCTGTACCAGAAGGTAATGTTCCCTTTAAAAGGAATCAAGCACCAGCAGGAACAGAACATACAGTTTTAGCATATGAGTGCAGAAAACTATGGCATTTTATTAAAGGTGCTGATAACCAAACTGTACAATTTAAAAAAGAAACAATGTTCATACAGATGTTGGAAGGTTTACAAGAAAGTGAAGCAGATGTACTTGTTGCAGCTAAAGATAAAAGATTGCACCAAGTATACAAAGGTCTATCAGAACCAGTAGTACTAGAAGCATTTGGTTGGAATGAGGATTTTACAATTCCAGAAGTTGCAGTATATCCACAAGGAAGTCGTTCTGCAAGTGGGATAGCTGATTAATGTTAGAAATATTTTATGTAGCAATTATACTTGTATGCTTTCATGGAGATTGCACAAGTTTTGAGAGTGCTCCATATTCTGAAGATTTGAATCAAGAACAATGTCAAAACATGTTAAGATGGACATTCCAAACTCAAGCAGGGCCTTACTATGACGAAAAAATAGACTTTGAAAGAGATAAACCAGAAGATATAGAGATTATGTATTCTGGTTGTGATAGGACTAAGAGAAACTCAAAGGACTCTAATGAGTGGAGGATTACTGAGGGTATAGACCCAAAGTTATACACACCCTCAGACCCAGATGACACACGTTGGTTACAAGGTAATAGTCCATCAACTATGCCATTAGAAGACCCAAATAAGTGGGATTTAACAAAATAAAACTTATAAAGATTTTATGTATATTCTGTTTAAAGTATTTGTTTCTAATAAATACTACAGAATATTTTATTCTATAAGGGAGAAACTAAATGAAATTATTCATAACACTTCTAGCAACATTATTTTTATTTACTGCTTGCAAAGAAAAACCAGCTGAGGCTGCTGACACCAATTGGCAAAAATCAGAGCATAACTATAACATACAACATGATAATTTTGGTTTAGAGTTAAGAAACCAATATCGTTCTGATTACCAACACATAGAACCTTCATACACTCTTGGAAAAAAGTGGTATGGAATGACTGCAGCTGTAAGAATAGCTGAAGAAGATGGTGCAAGAGAGTATCGTCCTAAACTAGACCACCAAATAATTAATTGGAGTCCAGAAGATACTATTAACTCAGATGGTACTACATCAAAATCTAATACACAATTTTGGGTAGGACATAGAATTGAGTTTAGAAACTATGAAAACGAATCAACTAATGACTATTGGCGTTATCGTGCGATTGTAAAAGTTGATATTGGTTTGACTGAAAGATACAGCATATGGGGTCAAACTGAACCTCGTTGGACATTTGGTCAAGGTCAAGAAGATGATACTAAGATTGATGATATTAGAAATCAAGCTGGTATAAAAATCAATCTTGATGACAATATAAGTTTTAGTCCTTATATAGAAGTTATCGCAGACAAAGATATGAAACAAGAATCTATGATGGTAGCGACTGCTTTATCCATCAACTTCTAATACTAATACACATATAATAAAGTTAGAAAAAGGGGTTGACAAACCCCTTTTTTTGTTGTACAATAGGTATATTGATTACAAACAAAGAAGGTT